ACCCACTGGCCGTGAGTGATAAAGGCGCGGTCGGTCTCATGCAACTGGAGCCAACAACAGCCAATTTGACGCCCGCTCAACTCACCTACGCAGATACAAATATAAAGGCAGGTTGTGTTTACCTAGCTCAACTGATGACTAAGGAGCAAGGTAACGTTCCGGCAGCGCTGGCCGACTACAACGCGGGCCCCTACCACAAAGGCCCTTTGCCGGATAAGACAGTGGAGTACATCAACAACGTGAGCACAGCCTACGCCAGCTTAACAGGTAAGGCCCTTGCTGCCGGTGCGTTTGTCATCACCACCGACTATGTAGCTGATGCGGCGGGAGCGCCGGAAACCGTTGCGGTGTCCGGCACTGCTTTGACGCCGGAACAATATAATAGCATCTATGGTTTCCTTAGTCCGTCGCTGATCATCCATACCAACCTTGAAGATCAACTAGCATGGTTTGACGATCCTGATATCAACTTGATGAGGCACCGCCCCAAGAAAGAGGGGCTTCTGGAAGATTTTCCCGTATCTTTCCAGGTTTACTTTGGGCCAACCCCGAGTTCTTCGCGCTTACCGGTTAGTAGCATCAAATTGAAGGCGTCGATCAATTCTTATGAAAAGTCCATGCAGCATGTCATCTCTAAAGGCAAGACCCGCACTGGCCTCATGGTCGATTTATGGGGTATGCAGCTTGATACCATTACCGGCCAGGGATCTACCGGGTTGATGCAGAATCAATTGGGCGTTACCGATTACATTAGCTTGATGCGCCCGAACGATGAAGCGTTGGCGGAGGTTAAGTATGGCTTTTCCATCCCCTCCACATCCGATTTATTGTTTGAGAACGATAAATCCCTTCAGGCGGACGCTCAAGCCGCAGTGGACGCTGCCGTAAGGCAAGGGTTCGCGACACCGCGAGTACGTGTAGACGGGCAAACTCAACTTGCCCTCAGCCCGAACTCATTCCGGGTCGCGGCGCGGGATGCTTTCGCTGAACTCCTCGCGCTTTTCAAGAATAATGGCACCGTCTGGTACCGCAACGAAGCCTATAGCGGCCTTACTACTCAACAATCCCAAGTCGGTCCCGATGCGTGGTCGCCTACGAACGGGTTGTCAACCTTTCAAACGATGTCGAGTCGTAATGACGTCATGACGCGCGGTAAGGTTCAGATGAACTTTCGCAATGGTGTTTATAACGGCTATTTCAAGAGTCTTACTTGGACTATGGATGCGAAGAATCCGTTTCGCTGGAACTTTACTTTTGTGTTTGCCGTGGAGAAAACAACACTGAGCTTGAGGGTGGTTTAGGTTTATGGTAGCTGGACAACAGAATATCAATATAAGCGACATCTCCCCGCCAACCGTCAACAACGGTGGAGCGATGACCCTACCTATCCGTTCCGAGAAGGTGTTCCAGAAGGATAGTTCAGGCTCCAATGATCCTCCCGCCAGTTATCACATTGAACAAAGGGTTTTGGCGGCTCTTACCAAGTATGATCAATACGTTACCATCCGCATCAAAGGGCGCACTTCGCAGCTTGGCGAGTTCAATGCATCCTCAACCGCATCATTTCAATTCCTTATCAACCCAGAACAGGCTGCAATTAATCGTCAAACCGTGGATGAGCAAGCGCAAACCAGATCAGGATGGCAGGTCGGCGTTTGGGGTGAAGATTTCATCTCAATCACGCTCAACGGCAAGACCCCAGGCCGGTATTTCACCGCAGGCTTGACAAATAACTATGCTCCCTGGACGCACTCGTACCGTAGCTTAATGGCTTTGGAAATTCTATTTGAAAATAACGGTTGCTGGTTTGAGGGGGAGCAGGTTGAAGGAACATTGGGTCCTTCTACGCGCCGGATTAAAGCTCACCAGGATGTGGAATTGGTCATTGGTGAATTCATCTGGTATGGAATGTTTGAGTCAATGAGCATCAGTGAAGCGGCGGATTCTCCTTATTTAGCGAGTTTTAGTTTAGGATTCACGGCGTGGCGGGAAGAGTTCGCCAAGGGAAGCCCCTACAATATGCCGCCGCTTGGAACCGAACAACAGAAGGGGCATATCCTGCATAACCTACCCGTTCCGCCAGCGCCGCCACAGGGCTTTATCGTAACATCGATGGTACTTAGCGACTCCGGTTCCGATGAACCGACTACCCCCGCCGTTGAACAGGGTTGGTGGAATTCGTCTAACACCGGCATCTTTCTACCGGACGCACCAGCGCCGCCTTCTGGAAAACAATAAAATGCTACCCGCCTTCCTCGCCAAGAGCGTCAATAAGAGTCTCAAGAAGAAGCGATCCCCGGCTCCTAAAGTTCCCTCCAAGACCTCAACAATCAGAAATATCCAGCAGTCGGTGCAGAGCCGGGATGTTATTAAGCAGGCCGCAGACGTCATTGTTTACATTGATGGCCAGGATTACCTGATCAATCCCTACCTGGGAATTGCCGGTCAAGCCATTCCGTTGAACAACTTCGTGAATAGCTGGCAGTCTAGTTACGCTACCGACATGATGACGCCAAGCGGCACTCTAACCCTCATGGTGCCGATCCAAGACGATCATCTATTTAGAGGGCCGGGTGGTAATAACATTCTGAAGACGATGGCGGAGATTCGGGTTTTTGCAAAGGGGTATTACTTTTCGGTGAACCAGAATACGCTCTACCACCAAATCTTCAAGGGGTTCATCACATCCATTAACTACAACATGACCGGCAAGATGACGACGATTTCAATTAGTTGTTCAGGGGCTCTTGGGATGTTGGAGAAGATGCAGGTGGAGTTATCGCCGAGCGTTATGAGTTCATCGCCGCAGGAGATGGTTGGTTTCACATCCACCAACTGGAATTTCGATCCCTACCAAGCTATCGCTTGGGCGTTTCTCTACTCCTCAATGATCGATGGCTTCGTGAACGACTCGTTAGTGCAGGCTAGGATGGACGGTACCAGCGTTTATGCGGCGGCCATGAGCAGTCCGTACATTGCTAAATGGCAGGCCCTGCTTTATGACATAGCGCGGGATGTTCACATCTTCGGTTGCCAGAATGTGGTTGACATTCTTCAGCAGATCAAGAAGAACACCAAGCCCTCGGATGCCGCCAATGAGTCGTTTAACAAACAGAATATGGGCGCGGTGGGGGATCTTATCAGCACTTTTTCAGAGACCGTGACCCACGCCAACCAAAATGATTTTTATGAGCGTCTCAGGCATTATATGCCTGATATGGGTATCAGCACGATTCAACTCCTGAATGGCCGCACGACCAGCCGCCTGGAGCGTCTTCGGTATATGACGGAATTGATCGGGTTTGAAGCATACCAAGACATTGATGGGGCGGTGATCATAAAGCCACCGCTCTACAACTTGGATGTGATGATGTTGGAACCATCCGCCGACTCCGGCTTCACTCCCCATTCGTCTTTGAAGGACATGACGGACGCGACGAATCCCTTTGTCGTCCAGTTGAGTGAGATTAGCTCTGAGTCGGAAGTAGAGGATGAGGCAGCCGTGAAGGTCACACGCATCACCGCTAGAGGATCGTACTGCGCTCAATTCAGTACCGGACTTCCCTCTAATCTTCAACCCACCGCTGAGGATATTGACATTGCAAAACTTTCCCAATTTGGTCTTCGCACGGAGAAGCCGGTTGAATGCCATTGGTATGAGAATGGCGATCCGCACGCCGTCTACGCCTATGCCGCGTCGGAGATGGCAAAGGCGAATCGCGCCTTCAGAACCTATTCGGTTGTCATACCGATGCGCCCTGAACTGAAGCTGGGCTTTCCTATGTACTTTCCGCATAAAGATTGCTACGGCTATATTCGGAGCGTGTCAATGAATTGGGTGCGCGGATCGGCGGCCACAACGTCAATTACGGTGGATAGCTTACGCCGCCGCCCATTATTTCCAGTAGATCAACCCGTCACCGATCCGGGGCCTAATCAACACCCAAAGACGATCCGGTTGATGACGCCGCACATCAATCTTATTAACAAATTGACTACACCTCCCAAGGGAACGGAACATGATGCCGCTGGCCATACGTGGGTTGCCGCTCACCAGCCGGGATGGGGTGTCCTGCTTCCATTAGTAAGCACCTTACCTTTAGCTACACCCGTATCGGCGCAGGAGCGGCAGATGATCGCTGCGCGGCAGGCGGGAACCGACTATGGTATAAACTCAGACGACACCACGTTGTGCTGGCGTATTCAGCCGGACACGGACACGCCCGCAGGTTTGACGGAGACGATGGTGGATGGCAAGGTGGTGAAGTCTCCCGCGATACCGGGCAAGCCGCTTTTTGATAAAGAGATCCCACTGAGTGAGGCATACTACAACGCTCTCCGTGGTGCCCGTCCTTACACTGACGGAAAGGGTTATGAAGTGGTTGGGCCGTTCCCGTGGGGGCGATTCAAGTCTTTGAAGGAAGCGCTGACTATTTTTACGATCCAAGACGCTTTGGGGGAGGGTACTTCGGCGTCGTCCGCTATTCATCCGGTTAACGAGGGAGCGGATAGCTTAACGGATGCCGCAGCTTTTCTTTTCACCGGCGATTCCGTGGCCGCTGTCACGGATAGCGCACTTACATTAATTGGTAATCTTGAAACTCAGACTGCCCTCATTAAAAACTACAAGGTTTTTGAGTTGTCTTATGAGGGTTCAACCGGCACCACCACTGGGGCTCCGCCATCCACGCTCACCGCCAACACTCCAACACCCCCAAAGGCGGCAACGGCAGAGGCCGTTGCCAAGACAATGGTTTCACACACGCCGACTTTCACTTCTATCTTCAAGTCTATTATCCACTCTATTCCGCTTTCGTGGGTTACCGCCGCCTTTAAGAAGTCTAACCAAGATGAGTGATTTCAATACCAGAACGAGTGCCCTTGAACTCCGCCGCGACGTGGAAGAATTTCAGATCTTCATGGCGGATGTGCTGACCATCGACTACGAGCGCATGGTTTGCACGATCTTGGATATTCGTTCCAATGTCCCTTACCAGAACGTCCGTTACTTACCGGCAAACCACTCCTCCGCTGAGAGTACCGACGCACAGATGCCGGAACCGGGCAGTAAGTGTTATGCCGCTCATATTTCAGCACACGCCGGATTCTCCGATGTGGCGATTCTTGGTTGGGTAGCTTCAGACATAGGTAGGGCGCAGCAGGGCATAGCGATCAGGGATGTTGATGCAAAGGATCTACAGGGCTGGAACCAGCGCGTGCGCGGCAGCTACCGGAAAGCCTACCCCGGCCAACATACGACAACCAACTCCCATGGTTACTCCGAACGCCACGATGACGGCTGGGACCGCTTGGCCGCCGACTTCAGCCGCGACTACCTGGACCCAGATACCCGGACCTGGGCGCATACCACGTCGCGCGTCGTCGGCTACAATGACGGCTCAACCACCTTTGAAGGGCCTATTAACCGCCCCGGTGGCGTCGGCTTAGGTGCTGAGGTTCTACCGGATGGCAATACCCGGCAGGTAGTCTACCTCTCACCCGGCGCGGTCGCTACAGATCGCTACGTGAGCGGGAAACAAGACGTGATCGCGTTGGTTGAAAAGACAGAAAAGATTCAGGAGTTCGCTTTGGATTTCCCGATCCCGGTTGAGGTCATTGGCACGGCTTTCATGGATCAGGCGCTTGGCACCACCGCCGACGCCTGGGGCCGGACAACGGTTCTTGATACGATTCCACATCCCACCGTTCCAGGTGGTACGTTAGAATCGGCGGTCAGCTACGATAGTCAATCGTTCATCATTAACCAGAATTGGGATCATCCCTATGACAGCACCGCTAAGTCCGTGGGGCCGACAACCGCCGAAGGCGTCACACCCTGCCGCCGTGGCTACATTATTGAGCGGTCGCAAGGCACGCTGGTGGGCTCCAATGTCTTCGACCCAACCACCTACGGCCAAGTTCTGAAGCCGGTGATCTTCCCCTACAGCAAGCAAGGCCGCTTCGCAACCGATACCCACTCAGGTTACCTGCCTGTCGCGGCCTCAACGGACCACAGTGAGACGCGGCTAGCCGCCAGCGCCTACTCCGTCCGCTTCCCGCACGAGGCCAATACAACGCGCTGGGACGTCACGAAAGAGGGAATGCTTCTGGTGGAGGTCGGCTCCACGCTCCCGAAGGAGAACAACCCGCTGCTACCGCAAGGAAACTATGAGCATCCCCACGGCGCGGGCCGGTCTGTTGAAGCTAACTTAGTCGGCAGCTTGAAGATGGTGATCGGCAAGAACCGGGACGAGGAAGAAGCCATCGATTTACAGGCTTTGGGCCAGACGGTCATCCGGCTTGGTGCCGACGATACTTCCGCACCCAACGTCGATAGAACTGTAAAACGCGACTTATCTACGCAGATGCGCGGGCAAAGCGACCGGGTTCTCCCACGGACCCTGCAATATTGGAAGCCCTCGATCCCGGCTGGCGATGCAGTTAATCTGGCTGCCAAGCAAGGCATGGAGAATATCAGCTTACGCGGCGCATTCGATGGTGGTACTGTTCTTCGCCTGGGGGCGCGTAATCAGAACTCACGGCGGCGGCATTTGATAAATGGGTACATAGACGGGCCGGGTGTTAATCCATATGATGTCAATGACGCCAGCCGGATAGACTCCAAGACCTCAGGACGCCCGATTTATGGCGTCGGTGATTCGGTGTATCAATTTCATGATCTAACCCAAGCCGGTAAGCCGCAAGTGGGTCAGCTTCCCTATTATTGGTCCGGTTCGCCGGTCGCCAACATGGATCAGGCGGGGCTTTCGTTGGATCTCCACCTCGTGCGGGACGCCTTGTTGCGGATCGGGAGGAACCCCACATCCGGGCAAAGCCTGCTGTTGGATCTAGCTGGGGGAATTGCGGCGGCGGTCGGTATGGATACTCAAAATCGGTCGCTGACTGCAACGCTAGATGGTGGCGTTGAGTTGGTGATCGGCCCGAACAAACAGCAGAAGGGGTTGCGCCTGGAGATTCGTGGCGACGTAGACTGGACCATCCAAGGCAATTGGCAGGTAAATGTCACGGGTGACATTGTGATGGAAAGCACCGGCTTGTTTCAGACGGCGCGAACGGATATAGTGACCAAAGCCCAATGCCAGCACCATATGGCGTTGACCAGCATCACGCACGAATCGCCGGAAATCCTGCATAACCAGGGCAGCTTCGCCGGAAGCACCACGGACAATATCTAGCGTCTTCTTTTATCCAAGAAGCTCTCAGCCGCCACCATCAGAGGTATCAGCAAGGCCCGCATTTGCGAATCCGGGGCTATGACTTTCTCATCCTCACCACCAGGGTTTTGAGTGATCTTTTCATTGAGGAACCGCACGGCCTGACAATCCGGGCCGCCCAACGCCTCACAGAGATCGCGGTACTCACCTAGCGTTTCTGGAGCTTCGTCCCCATCTTCGTCCAGCCTCATTTAATTAGCCGCCCGAACAACTTCGACCGCCTTTTCAAGCTCATCGGCCCACGCCAGAAATACCTCCGGATTTGCTACTAGAACCTCAAGTTCCATCGGGAAGAAGCTTTCTACGAACTGTTTAGCTACATTAGGAATAACCTTGATTGGCAGGTCATCCGTCTCGTAAGACAGATTACCAAATGCTTTACGGATTTCTTCTCTAAACCACTTAACTAAAGACAGCGCCCCACTCGGAGTGTTAGCCACGGCGGAAAGGTTTGTTCCAAAATTCATCACAACGCGGCGTTTTTTTTTAAGGATCTGGAAGGAAGCATAACAGCCACCCCGATCCCCGTCCGTCAACGGGACGGATCGGGGATATTCGCCAGTAGGACCAATTTTCATACCCGCATTCTAACAACTTTATTCCAGCCCATTAACTTCCCGTTCTTCCAATGTGGGAACGTTAGCGATATCAAATCCAATTATTTCCGTGACCGGCGACCTGACCGGCTACGCTCAAAAAGTGATGGCGCAAGCGGCGGCGATGGCCGCGCAAGGTCCGGTGGCCGACAAATCTAATTTGTGGCCCATGCAACTGCTGGGCGCTGCCGACCGCAAGATCTTGGCGGGGACGTCCAACATTGAGGCTGGCTTTCATCAAGTGCTTCAGGGCGGCCAGTTCCTGGAGCGTAATCTGGGTGACGCTATGTCTGAGATCCAGAAAGAAAAGAAGCGCATTGAGGACAACATCACGCACTGGTTAGGATTAAACCGGCTGGCAATCGACGGGCAATTATCCGACCACCCACGCGCCATCAAATTCATCGCGGACAGCATTCAGTTCGTAGATGAGATTCAAAAGTGCATCAAGGACACTTACGCGCTGGTGGCGGCGATGCAGGCGAACATTCAAATGCTGCTGGCTATCGAACAGCGCATGCTCCAGATGATCCAGGCGAATATCAACTCCATCGCCAACCTGCTGAGTGAAATCTGTAACTGGGGTCTTCCCAGTCTGCTGTCCATGGTGGCGCAGCTAGGCAACTTGTTTCATTTCAACGGCTTCAATTTCAACCTGCTCGCTGGCTTCAACATCTTGAATAATCTGAACCTGAAGCCAAATTTGACGTTCGGTTTTTCCTTCAACCAATGTATTAAGCGGAGCGCTAACTTCTCCGGCTTCTTTGGCACCCTGAGCAACATGGTGAATGCCGACGTATCCACGTTGACGTTCACCGTACCTTCCCCGCTGGGTGGTTACTATGGCGACCCCAACCAGTTCACGGCTCCCGACTACATCGCGAAGATGCGGGCGACCAGCACGCCCGTCTTCAACCCTAACGTTGCCGCCAGCAGCAGCAGCACTCCCTCATCCCTTCCGGCACCGGCCTCCATCATCTCCAATTACGCCCTCACGCCCGCCTCATACGAAAGCAATATCGTTTCTATTGTTCCGGCGTTGCAGCCCGCCATGATCCAGCCATCCACCCTGCGGTCGCAATTGCTGAACTTCGTGACGTTGGGTGACGTTGTGGCGTCGAACTATGACCCGAATACCACGGCGGCTTGGTTGTTCTACCTGAACCTGAATCGCACAGGGCGCGGCGGTCAGTGGATCAGCGCGTACGAAACCGCTTATCAATCGCTGGTTACGCCCTCCCTGAACTACCTTGCCGCCACGCCCGTCCCGTGGAACCAGGTTCTAGGCTCAACCACCATGAACGATTCGCCGCCCACCATCCCCTTGATCCCCACGCTGCAAGCGGACACGACGCGGAACCTCCTCTGGAAGCTTTCTTACGTTGAGGCTTCCTTGTTGGGCTACCCGCGCAACTCCTCCTGGGACGCTGGGGCTGATACGCTTTATACGTCTTCATTTACGCAAGCTGCGTTTGATTACCTCAGCACACCCTTGGTGGCCGGGGCCCCTACCACCACGACGATGTTAGGCGTTGGCACAGCAGCCTACCCGGTAAGCGCCACCTATCCAACGGCCATAGCGGGTAATCTTACCCAAGTGATCGCATTGGCGACGGTCAATATCGCCAATACGCCAAGCTACCAGAGCAACCGGCCTCAGTTCCGCTTCACCTACGATATGTTCGCGCAAGCTACGCTGGTGGATCGCTACTCCCAGTTCTGGCGCGACTTCAACGCCAATCTGGTATCGCTTCTCGCGCAAGATCCTTACGTGATTTCTTACGTGGTCAGTTATGTCGCCACGCTGAACGGCGCGGTGAACCCGCTGGCCGATCAGACGGCTTATAACCAGCTTGAGGCTGACGCCATATCCAGGAACCGGACCTGGAGCTTTGGGTCCAACCTCCCGCTGATACCGGAAGCGCTGGTAAACACGGCCAGCTACCCTAGTCCCACGGCGGAAAATAACGGCTGGACTTCCGGCACCTTGAACGCAACGGCTTTCCTTTCACGGCCCGATATTCAGGCGCAAACCCTGCCCGTTCAGATCGCCATGCTTCGCACGAATCAGAGTTATGCTTCTTTGTTATCCACCCAGGCAAACGTCCAGAGCGCCGTGTCTGATGCATTAGCACAAGCGAACGCTGGCATTCAATCGATAGGGCTCTCCGGCTGGAGCATGGAAACGAACGCGGTCATTGCCGTGCAGCCGGGGGCGACCGGTCAAACCGTGGCCTTCGGTCAGACTGATTTCGACCAGACCGGGTATATTCAGGACTCCGAAACCGTCGTCGTCCCACAAAGCAACACGTTCATCGTGACCGCCAGCCTTGCTTTCGATCCCACGGGAAGCATCGGGACCAGAACCGTCAACCTGCTTCAGAATGGCGTCGTACAAGCCACGGCCTATGGCGATAACACGAGTATTGATCCGTTTACGGTTCAGTTCTCCACAATCATGGCCGCGAATACCGGCGACATCCTGCAAATCCAGGTGCTTCATTCGCTCCCGACCTCACAGAACTTGCTTGTGGGAAGTTCCTTCATGGGGCTGATCGACGTGAGCGCCACACCTACGAATACGACGGTCATTCCTTCGGCACCGGCCAGTTTGGACGGCAGCACCGGCTTTAATAGCGGAACGGCATTCCCGGTTCTCAGCGCGGTATTTGTCGGCTCGGACGGGAACATCTACCCGATCAACCCCGCCAGCACGGCAGTGGGGCAGATACCGCTTGCTGACGGCATAGCCTTGGCTGCTTCCACCGCCGCAGGTGAAGCCATTCAGGTGGCTGTGGTGTACGGCGCTCGTTTTCCAACGGTGGGTACGACGTGGATGCCGGGGGGACTCCTTTACGTGGGGGCGGACGGCACCTTGACACAAGACTACGCCACCATCTCCACGACCGTCCGGTGGATCGTCTGCATCGGGCGGGCGGTGACAGCGACCAGTTTCATCTATGAACCGCACATTCCGACCAACTATGTTCAGAAGTTTTGATCACTTTGTGTCCACAGCGGAGGTATTAACCAACATGATTGTCCTCACGTTTGAACACCCTAAACAGTACGAATTCCTGAAGCACGTGTTTGAGAGTTACGTGCGCGGCGGGCTGCCCACGGACGAACTACCAATCGCCGCCGATACCTACATGCGGATCATGAGCGCCCAAGACATCCCGGTTCAACAGAGCTTGGGGAAAGCATCGATCTCTGAGATCGGACCCAAGGGAGTTACGTTGGAGTTCCCGGAAGGTAGTTGATAGTGTGTGCCCGCGCCTTTCCCGCGCGTGTGGTACGTTAATCAAAGAGTGGATAACAGTCTCGTCATCGCCATTATTGCCAGCGTTACCACGGCTAGCAGCACGGCTGGAGTAGCGATCACGGCACTGGTGATCTCAAACAAAAGAATCGACCGGGTGGAAGCCGCTTTGGATCGATTTGGCGCAAAATTAGAATCGATAGATACCCACCTTGAGATGCTGACCGGTTCAATCCACGATCTTGACAAGCGCCTCTCCCTCCTCGAAGACCGGATTCTCAACCGGCCCCAATAGATCCACGTTCCCCGACTTCCCGGATACCTCTTAGGGGGATATCCACGTGGAAGACGAACAGCTTCTTGACATCTGCCTGAAGGTGACCGGCGCTTTTGAAGGCGGCACACCGCGTTACGACGCCGTGACCGGCAACTTCGACGGTCAAGGGATGTCCATTGGCATCCTGCAATGGAACATGGGCCAGGGTACTCTCCAAAAACTCCTGGGCGAGATCGGCGCATCCATGGGCTGGATAAAAGCCCGAGCATTCTTCCCTCTCTGCAATATTGAAGCGTTGGCGCTCATGTCGCCGCGCGTGGGGATCGCCTATGCAATTGAGCACTTCCTGCATGTTGGCAACAATCGTGTTCTCAGCTTACTATCAAGCATCGCTTGGAAGCTTTTTCTTAACACGCCAGAGTCCATCGCCGCGCAACGGGCCTATGCCACCAGCACGGTATTAAGATCAGCGCATCTGTTGGCTAGGAGGTTTGTGCCGGAGGCTGCCAATAGCACCCGCGTCATCGCGTTCTTCTTCGATGTCGTCACGCAAGAAGGTTCCATGCGTACCGTTGAACCTATTGAAGGCCCTGCCAGTAGCGGGCCTGCTCTTTATTACGCCGCCACGGAGAACCTTGCCTGTACTGAGAGGTGGCGCTCCGTCGTCGGCACCGATCTACTGGCGCAGAAGCTACTCTACTACGCCTATGAACGGGCAAAGCTTGGCAATCCAGAGTATATGTGGGATGCGCTGGCCAGACGCGGCACGATTGCTACGCGCGTGGGGATCGTCCACGAGACGCCGATTGATTTGACCGCCGTTTTGGACTAGCTTTCAGGCTCATCCCTGCCTAGAACCATCAACGCATACTTCACTTCCGCCGCGTCATGGCATTCTTTGCCGCAGACAACGCCAAACTCCTTGTGGTGCATAAAAAGACGAGGTTTGTTCTGATCGTAGCGGATCGCAGTGCCGCATACCGGACAAAAGAGATTTACGATACCGGTGTGCATTCCGTTCGCTAGAGACGCTTGGGTTGGCAGGTAGGTATCGTAAAAGCTAAGTCGTGACGCTTTCAAGTCTATCGGCCAACACGAGGGGATCTATTCGAAAGTCTGATCCCCATCGCGTGACCGGGATCAAACCCGATTTGACCTGCGCGTAGAACGCCGTTTTTTCGATATTAAGAATTTTCATCGTCGCGGCGCTGTCAATGTAGCCAGTTATTTCGCATAGCTGCGCGGGGATGCTCTTTGCTGAGGGGACTAATGGCGTGGGCGCTACCACGGATCGGTCTGCTCGTTTTTGTTGCTTCAACGGCTTTGCCATACGCTTGATTATATCAGGAAGTCAAACCCGCGTGTTGCCGTAGATCCTATCCTCCACGAAGTCAACGGTAAGAACGAAAGGCGCTTGCGGAGCCGCGCCTGGGTCGGGCGGCATGGAAACCGTGAGCCGCCCGTTGGCCCAACTCGCTTCGCTAGCCAGGAACCCGGCCTCCTGCGCGAAGGGATTGTTCGGATAGGCGTTCGTATCGGCCATATAGAACAGCATCCATAAAGGCAGGAACGATTGGGTGGCATCCACGATGGCAAGAGACGCTCTTGAAACGATCACTAACGCCTGCGCCGGGAAGCTAGGCAGCGGGCCGCGCGTGGTGCTGGCTCCCTCCGATGACCAGGACGCCACCTCCGCTATGTTCTTCACCCCCGCCGTGTAAAAGTACCCGTCGGCGGCGAACCCATGATGGCTCAAGGAGATAGGGGTGAAAAAGGAATCCTGATCCTTCTGAAAGATGAGCAGGGATGCCAGGGTCGGTTGGTTTAGGTAGTCGTAGGTGATCATTCTTTCCCGAAATGAACTTTCTTCTACTTAATAAGAGGGGTATCGCTTTTGCTCACTAATGCCGGTTCGTCACGCACGCTCGACCCAAGCACCCGCTCTTTTGTTGGAGTTACCGGACTGCATGATAAGAAGTTGTCCGATGCCGACTTAAATCTCATTCAATCCGTGCAGGACTTGAAGCGGCAGCAGGTGTTGGGCGACCACGTGTGTTCAGGTGCATTGACCTACGCGCCTTTCATCTTTTCGGCGCGAACCATCTGGCCGCAATCCTTGAGCTTCACAGTCCCTGCTTTTGACGCTTTGGTAAATGGGCAAGTGGTAACGGTTGGCGGCAATCTATCCAACAGTCTTTCCCTCAATTCCGTTGTTATTCCCCCGCCTGTCTTCTGGTCTCCCGGCTCAACGTCGCCAGCCGCTTCCATTTACATTACATTCGTTGAGTTCTGGTATCAGCGGGTGGAAGCCATCGCAGGCACGGGCTACTACAAAGATCCGGGGACCGGCCTTCTTTACTACTACCCGAACGGCTGCGTCAACGCGGTGGTGGCCAACATGATCTCAAACGACTCCATCGATCCCTTCCAAGGTGTCGAAACAACGGAACGAGCGCAACTGCAATGGGCCATCAGAGTCCAAGCCGTCGATCTTGCTTATGACTTCACCAAGTATGCTTTCGGCCTGGACCCAGGCGCAACGACGGCGGAGACGGTGTATGGACAGGCCAGCCAAGCCGCGCCCTCCAACGGTTCACCATACCAGTTCACCAATATGGGTGGCCTCACGGGTGACACCGGCTTATGGCGTAGCGGCAATGGCAATTACCTGAATGAACTGGGTTCGATGGACGGTTACAGCTATGCGCTGCCTTTGGCTGTCATCTTTCAGCGAAATACCGGCGTCTATTCACCCGATCAAAACCCTTTCGGTTCGGCCAACCCCACCGTTGCCGGGTCAGGAACCTTAGCAAGTGCTTTCACCGCGCGGTATGACGGTAAGTTCGCGGATCTGGTATTTCCCGAAGATGTGGTAGACACCCGTTCCGTCATCGCGCTAGCAGGATGGGATAACAAGCTCTTGCTGCAAGGCGGCTTCGTCGATGTGATATCAGGCAAAACGCAAATTGCTCTGGCGCGTGGTCAGACGCCGGGGAGTCTCTCCAGCGCGGTTGGCTCCATACTGGATTACACGATCACGGTTGCGCCCACATCGGTCGCTAACACGAACACCATTGGCGCGTTTGACGGCTACCGCAATGGCTTCTCTTCCGCCAGCTACACTTCCTATAGTTGTCAGGCCATCACGGTCGATCAGAAGAGCACGGGATTGGCGGGATCGCCTTGGGTATTGAATGACAGCTTCGTAATCACCCTACCGGCTGGGGTGGGGGCCACGATTGAGTACGCGCAAGTGCAGGGCTTGGTGAATGACGCGGTGAACAACATCAGGACGCCGGTTCTATTTCTCTCCGGCCAGGTCACAGTCAGCGGCTTGGGCACGAAATCCATCACGGTTCAGTTCGTCAAGAATCTCACTGGAACCACTTACGATCCCGGCATGAATCCGCTTTATGTCACGCTTGGCCTTGCGTATGTGGCGAACGGCGGCATGGATCTGGTTCAGATTCCGGCTTACGTTTCGGGCGGCACACTGAAAGACGCTAGCTCCGGGAAGACGATCCCGGTATTCGGCGTCTCTACTTATCAGGTGTCGGCGAATCTTCCGATTCTCACCAGTAACTTGGTCAGCCCTACCTTGCCCGCGCTCACCAGCGTTTCCGCTTATGCTTACAACCCTGGCTACAGCAACATTGTCTTCGGCACGCGCATTGGCATCGCGTTTCTGGGATCGAACGGGACGGCCTCCGTGGATTCGGCGGGCAATCCCTCCACCACCTTTGCTTTGAGCAGGACTGGTTTGAATACCACCTTGACCGGCCTGTACGTGGTGAGCGCCAGTGACATGGTAACTGGGAAAGTCTACCCGATCATCAACCGCTCCATCTCCGGCCTCTACTTTACACTTCAACTTGAGGGCGCGGTAGCGGCCACCGCCGTCATCGTAGCCGTGTTCCTGGCTGCCGATACCGCCCAACTCTCCTACACGGCTCCGGTGAAAGCGGTCACTCTGCTGGAAGAAACCGTGATTGCCGGTACCGTCACCGATATAACTCTTCAGCAAGACCCCCGAGTTTCCGTGGTTTCGGTGAAGAATTATCCATCGGATCATAATTCGGTTGTTCTTGCCACCACCAGCGGCATGCTGACCGGCATAGCGGGCGATGACATCAACAAACTCATTTGGGTGAAAGACACCAATGGCAATTACAACGCCGTTCAGATCGCTAGCGCCACCTTCGCGAACGGTTTTGTGACTTTGAACGTGCCGCCTAGCGTCAATCTGGAAGTGCAGCCCTTCTTTGTTGTCGCCGCGCTGCTTCCCGCCTTCACCAGCAACAGCCAACTCACGCTCATTGAGAGCTACGTTCCTTACCAAGGCGAAGGATTGACGGCGCGGGATTATGAGATTCTTTCAACCGATGGGTTTGCCTTGGTGACTACTAACGGCACGGGAACCGCGCCGGTACCGGGGCTAAGGGACATCTACCCGTACAACCGCGAGTTCCCCGTCGCCTCAGCGCTTCCGGCGCAGGTTGCTTGGAGCGATGCTACGTTATTGAATCAACCGGTCGCCAGCTTCTTCGATTCCAACTTCGTCGCCAAAGCCTTCAACAACGTGGAACACACGTTTGAAGTTCCGGCGCATACCAACGATTTCATTCAGCCGATTAACGGCGGCAAGCGCAAGAGCTTCCAGCTATCCATCGCGGGCGGGCGCGGTTATGCGAGGGCGATCCCACATTTTGGGTTTGCTATTCAGCCGGTCAATGCGAAAACAGCCTTGGGTGTCGATGTGACGTCCACGGTGGCAGCGGTCACCCTCTATGTCAATAACGGGACTGGGAACGACTCTAATGACGGCTTAACGCCCGCTACGGCGCTTCTCACCATCGGCGCGGCTCTTGAGGCGCTCCCCTCCGTACTGAAGCATCCTTGCTCCATCCAACTAGTTGCAACGGGCCTGCCTTACTTAATGTCGTCCCTTTCTTCATCATTACAGGTGGTAGCTTTGGGCGACGGGTTAATCCGCCAAGCCAAATACTACGCCTTGGGCGTCATCGGCTTTCAGATTCAAGGCTCCGGGCGGCTGGTCATCACAGCGCAAGCGGGTACCACCGGCGTCGTTACGATTGATGCCACGGGATTTGCGGGCTTCGGTGATGGGCCGACATCAGCTTTCTTCATCGATAATAGCCGGGTGCTTTTTAACCAGATTGCATTTGAAGGTTTCACCAGTCCAGCGGTGAAAGGACTTGACGCCGATGTGGAATTTGTCAATTGCGTATTCACTGGTAACCTCACGGCGGGTAGCTTCGAACAGGGCTCCACAATTATCGTGAGCGGTGGCACGATCACGTTAGGGAATGCAGGTACCGGCTTCATATTGAGTGAGTCTGAGTTGGATGCGTCCGCCGTGACACTAACTGTTCAGGCCGGTGCGGCTCCAGGCGCTTTCTTTGTCGCAGAACGGGGCTCCAGCTTGACGTTGATGACGCATGGGCCATCTGAAGAAATCAATATGTCCGCTGGTGTCGTGATCGCGAATGCTGAATTGAATTCGTCCGTGGTAGTTTCAGCCGATTTCTCCAGCCAAGGGACGGCCACGATTTCAAAAAACTCAGTTCTAGCGAGAACTGTGGCTGTCAATCCATTTAACGGAGGGGTCACGTTGGATTCGTCGTCTTCTGTCTCCACCAGTCTTTAGGTAATTTATGAGCCTCGCCTTAACCGCCAGTTTCGCTCCGCAAACGAACTTATCCCTGCCCTTGGCCCAAAGCGCCAGCAAGCCAGGACTGGCGGTGCGCGTCGTCTCAGCCGGATCTGGCACGTTAGGCACCTTGACTGCTTCAGGACAAGCCGGAACAAAGGTAAGCTGGACGCTTACACAGAATCCTGCCTGGGTCACGCTTGTCGTCGATCCAACTACTCTCATTGCGACGTTGATCTTCTCAAACGCCCAGGCGCAAGCAACGGCGTATCAGTTCTTCCTTAGCGCAACCGATGGCACAACCACCGTAAACTATCCCTTCTTCCTGGAAGTTCGCGTACCGCTTGCCTTGGCCGCGACCAATGGCGCGACTACTTTTTCGATACCGTCCTACGACAACACGGTGGCCGACATTGTGTTTCAAGGCGTCGGCCTGAACGGTGGCATTGACCAGGGAGTCCAATTTATTACACCAGCAGCTATCCCGGCTGGCATGAAGTTCATCACGTCGAACGGTAATTCGATGGCGCTGCGCGTCAACGAATCCTCCGCCGCCAGTGTCTCAGGTGGTGCCATCCTGTTCACCGGCAGCCCGGTCTCCACCAACATCGCCCTACAAGCCTACAAGCAAGGAACTTTCTACGACAATCCGACCCGTTGTTTCACGTACAACGTCACTCTGGAAAGCCTGACGGCCACGCAGGGAGTGTTAGATGTTGGCGTGACGGTGAGCTACAACACTTCTCTCAATGCTTTTCAACTCACCAGTTACCTTGACTTCCTGAATGGCCAAGCACAAGCCGTCGTTTATGAATGGGACACCACAGGCACGGCTACAGGCAACATCACAGCCGGGGGAACCCCCACCGATACCTCAATGACGTGGGTACCGGCCACGGCTGGAAACGTGGGATTCATCCTTAAAGTCAAGAATGCCGCCAACAATCTGGTCATCGGTGAGACAGTCATCAACCCAACGCTCAATACCACACCCGGAATCCCCTGCTTGAATGCGTTGGACGCGATCAAACTGAGTTTCGTCAACTCTGTAGAGCGCGGTTACGCCGGTGATTCGCCCTCCATAACCATTTCCACGCCCGCTGACGAACTGGGTCCAACGGAAACGGTCACCGTAAATTTCGTGGTGAACACAGCCAGCGTCCTGGAAGGCGCGGCCACGCTACCCGTGACCTCCGTAACGTTGACCGCCGCCGAGCCTTCCGCGAGTGTCGCGCTCACAATCCCCCCGTCCACTTTTAATCAGAAGTGGATCTTAACCGCTTCCGCCGCGAATGCCTTGACCGGGGCAACCCGCACCGGCTATGCGCAGGTGGTGTTTGAATCAAATGGTGGTCAACCGCTTGCGATCACCTCTTCGGCGGGCACCTCCCTGACCTCCAACGTTGGTCAGGCGATACCGCCGATCTCCCTCACCGCTACCAATGGTGGTATGTCGGTGGCAGGCGTAGCATTCTCCTTATGCGGGGCACCGGACGGGCTCTATATCAACTCCTCCGGCCAGTTGACGGGCAATGTCCTTCAGCCAGGTACTTACACATTTACTTTCTTGGCGGACAAACTTGGCTACGCCCGCAGCTACTCTTCCCCCATCACTTTGGTAGCCAGCGCCTTTGCTTCGCCGCTAGCGATCACCGATGCAATTCCCAGTGTGGCATCGCTCCCGGACAATACACAATTCAATGTGAACTGGGGCTACTCCGGTACGCCTTTGACCTTGAATCTGCTGCAAGGCTACACGGTGCGGTCAGTCTTGGGCACAACGACGGCGGCCACCTCAGAAGTGGGCTCATCCGTTCTCACGGTCTATGGCAGCAGCTTCTATGGCGATGCCTACTCGATCCCAGCTTTAGTGCTGTCGTCCTCCATCCTGGCGCTTGGTCCGCTGCTGGATGCGGTCACCATTGGCATCATTGACGAATTCTACAACTTGGCGCTCAACTGGAACCCGCTAACGGTTGATGGAACTTATCAGGCGTACAAGGCATGGAATATCTGGCTCAAAGCTCTCCCGAACGGGATTGCCGCGCTTCAATCGATCAATGGTAGTTTACCGACCGGCCTGGAACCGGCTGGCGCAACACCCGATTCACGTGAATTCGCTACAACGCTCTCCACCGGTGACTGGCAGGTCAGCATGCAAGCGCTCACGTCTAATACGGCGGTGGCGGCGAATGCTCTTGGCTGGGACAACCCGCACAACTTCCCGACCGCCATCACCGCCGCGTCCATTCTTTTTGACAACCCCACTTTGTTGCTGGGGCAAACGGTCACCATCAGCCTGAATGCGGATTACATCGGCGCGGATACCTGGCAAGCGATCTACCCGGACGGCTCTACCTCAGGCTGGATGCCGATCTCAGTGAAGAGCATCGCCAAATCGTTTACGATACCCGGAAGCACGCCTATCGTGATTCAAACGCAGCGGGATTATTCAAGCGCAAATCCATCCGTGAAGCTTCGCCGCCAAGTCGCTGTCACCGTCTTCGTGATGAACCAGCAGTATACGGCTGTAGGAGCCGCCAACGACCTCACCGGTTCGCTAGGCATCGGCGGCGCGGCTGGCTTTGAGATCACCGACGCCAGCAACACAGACGCGGCGCTGGCTCCATACGAAGTTGTGGTTCGCGCCTTGGTTCGCGACATGGTATCGAACGAACTGAAGGTGATGATCGCCACGTCACGCACCGCCGATGCCAGTTCTCTCCTTGGCACGATGGCGGTTGATGTGTTCCCGATCCGGGGGCGTCCCCGTATCAAGGATTTGGTCGATCCCACGCTTTATCTTTCAGCCTCCATGACCCAACCAGGCAATCCGGTCAAGATCGCTACCAGCACGCTGCCAAACATTATCGTAGGCAAGCCGATGAGCGATTTCCCGTTATCGGTTGTGGCCAATTCCGGGGTGGCTCCTTTTAGTTGGTATGCCGATGGGCTGCCTTTTGGGATCAACTTGAGTTCGAACGGAACACTGACGGGCACGGCCCTGGCGTTAGGGTCTTTCCCCATCACTTTGGTTGTGATGGATTCCAATATTCCAGCCTTTATCGCCAATACCATGCTGACGCTCGTGGTCGAAACCGATCTGGCCCTCTTGACGACAACACTTACGCCAGCGTCCACGACTGTACCTTACACGGTGCAGGTGGGCAGCAAGGGTGGCTTGCCGCCGTATGCCTGGGAGATCGTGAGCGGAGCGCCGCCTCTCGGCTTAAGCATCAACACCGCCACAGGCATCCTATTCGGTACGCCTGCCACTTACAATTCCACGACCGACTTCCATAAGATATTCGGTTTCACGATTCAAGTCACGGATGCTATCGGCGCGATGGCTTCCGGGGCCTTGACAATGACGCTCGCTCCAGCAGCGCTGCAATTCGGAGCGGCGGATCAGAGTGAAGTGTTCGTGAATCAAAAGTTTGAGTTGGCGATTCCTGTTTTCGGCGGCGCAGCGCCTTATAATCTAGCCAGCTTCACCGACGACGGGACCATCGGAACCGGCCTTCAAGTGGTGAATCCGCAGATCATTGCGTTACCCGCTGGTATTGAGCCACCCACACTGGCGATTACTTCGCCGCCGCAGATGTTCTACCCGCAGAACCTCCCTTTTGATCCAACCTTCCAGCTGACGGCCTTCGGCGGATCGACTCCCTACACGTTCGCCATCGTGGCCGGGAGCGGCACGGCGATCCCTTCAGCGGCCATTTATGGGACGACCTTCACGGGCCTTATCAGCGCAAATGGGACGTATGCCGCGTCCATACAGTGTACCGATTCCCTTGGCAATAGCGCCACGGCTAACATTCCAGTCGTCATCAAAAGGAAGAACAGCGGCATTCACACGATTCAGGCGGTATCGATTAACACGAATGGGTCCAGTTCCATCTCCGCCTGGACGGTGACGCCTATCGCCAACCTACCGGATGCCAAAAACGGTGTTCCCTACAACGGTGGGACGAACATCTACTATGGCTTGGCGCTCTATCAGAACAATGTCCTTCTCGCCAGCCCGAACGCGGGTGGCACGCCGATGAACTTCTCCATACGCTCCGGCTCCCTGCCTGCTGGCATCGTTCCTTTCTCAGGAACCGCCTATACCACAGGCGGCGGTGGAAGCGGAATTCAGATCTTCAATATCTCAGGCGGCGCGAACGCAACGGCCAACGGTTCTTATAGCTTCGAAGCGGAATGGTCCAACATCCTTGGTTTGGACGGCAACATTTACACCGCCGTAGCCAGGGAGTCGATCACGGTCACAACGGCGGGCGGCGGTACGACGGGGGTGGTTGTCCTGACGATGAACGCGCAAGGCATTACAGTAGATTTAGCGACCGCGACGGCACTTCCCTATCCTTGGTATTACCCGCTCACCGCCGAAGGCGGGACAGGTCCTTATGTATTCTCTATTCTCTCAGGAACAACCCTCCCCGGCGCGGTGATTACCTACCTCAACGGCCTACCGGCGCTGGCTTCTGCGACTCAGGCAACCGGCAGCTACGTCGTGAACCTCAATGCTTGGGGCACGGCTGGCAATGTGTCTCCAACCGAACAGGTCCCTATCACAATTATGCAGTCGCCGACGCAGCCCATCCACATCGTGGCGTCCCATGTTCCGACGATTCTTTACGCCAATCAGCCGATCCCGGCGAACACTTATTACTTTGAATCTGACCTGAACGCCAACTGGTCCTCAACCGGCCTGCCTGCCGGAATGTCGCTTACGACCACATCGGGGGCCACCGCCTACCTGATGGGAACGCCTACCGCCACTGGCAACTTCAGTCCTGTTGTGACGGCCACTTCCGTCTCTTTCGGCACCACCGCCACCACGTCGGCCACCTTCCAAATCGTCGCGCAAAGCGCGGTATTCGTGAACCCGCCGACAACCGCCCTGTTGGGAGTCGCTTATCGCGTGGTGACTAACAATGCAATCATCAGCGTTCAGTATGTCGGCTACCAGCCGGGGGATGCCACGCTGCCGCTGGTGACCGCCCGCCATGGCGTCCTGGGCGCTCCGGGCCTATCGAACAATGGCTCTCCGACGACCGGCGTATCCAGCTTGACGGCGGCGGGATTCACGTTGACTTACGATTACTCCTGCACAGTTGTTGGAACTGATGTTCTGACCATCGGTGTCGGTGGCCCAACGCTCCCCCTGTTATTGGCTAACCCGGCGCTCATCGCAACCGGCAAGACAGTTCCCGCGACGGTTTCCGAATACTCCGCGAACGCATCTTTCGCCCCCCCGGTAACGGTAAGCGGTGGTTTAGCCCCCTACACCATCACTTTGTCGGGCTTCTCCGATCCACGCTTCTCCGCGCTGGCGGGTCAAGTGACCGTGCCGGTTCCTTCCTTGACGGCGGGGCAGACAACCCAATGCTCCGTCTCCATGTTGATCGTGGATTCAGGTGGAAGCTCCGTCACCGCGACCGGCGTGCTGCAAGTCACGGTTCGCATCGAAACCTATGAGCAAATCACCTATAACAACGTCCCCTGGGCAGTTAGCATCGGCTCAGCGCCCTTTACATCCTTTGTGATTCCCAGCCTACTGGGATCGGTGCCGGTCCTCGGTCATGCGCCTTATCAGTTTTACGTCGATGCGGTTGCCATACCAGTGCCGCTGATAGGATTCGTGGCACAATCACCTAGCTCCCGCGTATTGGCGATTCAATGCAACGCCGGATCGACATCGGCGTCCATTTCGGACGTAAGTCCATTTCTAATGGACACGGGGACATTCACGGTGGCGGCGGTAGCGCCCAGCGCGGCTCCGCCCACCGGCCTCTATAGCATCCCGGTTACCCTTCGCGTGGTGGACAACGACGGTTTGACCTCAACGCAGGTGGTAAACGTCAATCTAACGATAAGTTAGCGTCACTGCTTCTGAGCCTTAAGTTAAGCCGCGCGACCAAACTAGCTGGCTTCTATAAAGAGGTCAGGATGAGCGCTACAAATACCACAGCAGTCCCGCTAGTCGGCGTTGGAGGGACGGCCCCTTACGTGTTTACGGTGATCGCCAGCGGCACAACGATTCCCGCGACGATAACCGGTGGCACCCTTACCGTGGATGCCAGCCTGCTCGAACCCGGTGTTTATAACGTTCAAATCGGCATCACCGATCAGCGTTCCGCAACGTCCCAACAAAGCGTCATGGTGGAGGTGGTCGATCAAGCGCAGTTCAGCATTCTCAACCGGGATGTCAGCTACCAGCCCACTGCTTTTCCTTTCGTAACGTCCATTCCGCTGGCCTCTATTGGGGGTTTAGGTCTCATATCGTGGACGTTATTGAGCGCCGTGACTACGCTTCCCGGCGTCAGTATTTCAGGTGCAACCCTTTCTTTCTCCCTAGCGTCCTTCGGTGATTGGACGGTGGGCATCCGGGCCACGGATAGCGTGGGCCATTCAGTCACGCAGGTGATTCAGATTTCCGTCACCTATTCGCAAGTGGTAGCGGTGGTGGATGGACATGCCTTAATCAAAGTGGCCGCGAACGCTGCGGAGCTTGGGGCGCATCAATTCACGATAGTGGTTGCTGATTCCAACGCTCAGACAAGCAAGAGATCCTTCAGTTATCAAGTCAAGCCAGCCGTTTCCGCCGTGAACATTTCAGAGACGGCGATAGACCACTTCTGGTCTTATGGCGACACGACGACGGTGGTGTACCCGATTGCCGGGGATCTGGTAGGTTTTGGCCTGGGCACCACCGGGCCGCTGATTGCAGGCAACGGCATCTCCGTCACGATTGACCCGGTCAGTAATTCATTAATTGCTACTGGCCCGCCGACCAGCTTCGGCAACGCCGAACTCGAAGTGCCGATAGTGATCCTCCACGGCACGACCCAAGTCGCTACCATAATGAAGGAGTTCACGCTGCTTTCGCATGACAACGTGTACATGCCGACATTCACTACCGTGCCGACCGAATCCTGGCAACAACTGAACGTCGGTTATATGGTGGCTCCGACCGGCCTCTTAAGCATTCTCCTGGTCACCGGCGCGGGCTCCCCGACACTCTATTGGGACGATATCGTGGTTTCGCCGGTCACGGCCTTGGCGAATGGTGGCTTCGAAACGGGCCTCATAGCGCCTTGGATTGTCGCCGGAACCGGCGCTAGCGCGGTCAGCGCCACATCCCATACTGGCGGTTTCGGCTTGGCCTTGACGCCTTCCGCTGGTACGATGACCGCTTTGCAGACCATCGGCAATCTGACGCCGGGACAAGTGTATAATGTGTCGGCCTGGGTCAAATCCTCAGCCCCGACGACGGCATCAGCCTTGCTGCAAGCCTATGATCCGCAAACACCCGTGGTGACGGCTGGTTTGGGTGGCATGACGTGCGCAACGCGGCCCTACATCGTGGGTGAAACCGTGGGGCTTGATCCGCTTCGCCCCTATTTCAACTCGCCGACGATTATCAAGAATCAAGGCTACACGGTTCGCATGGCGCTCAGTTCGACGCTGGCCACGCTTCCCTTAGGCTTGAGCCTAGATTCAGTGACCGGCTTAATCTATGGGGTGGTTCTCGCCGCCGATGTGAAGCAGTCGGTTCTTGAGTATGTCGATACGTCCAGTGTTGTCCAAGGCACGCTCACGATTGTCTGGGATATCGTGCAAAGCAGCTTCCAGTTGATTGACGGCCTGAGCGATGGTCAACTGCAAGCTCCCTACTCGTCATCCATCACCACTTCTTCCGCCGCGCTCTTAGCCACGGTTTCGGTTTATCGCGGGATGCTGCCGACCGGACTTTTATTCTCCCTTTCCGGCGATTTTAAATCAGTGGTGTTGAGTGGCGCACCTACCGCAGCCGGATATTTTGACATCTGGATTGAAGTGACCAACGCGAACGGCCAGCAAGCCTACCTGAAAAAGCGTTTGGTGGTCGATTACATCCCGCCGCTCGTGATCCTGACCGATGAGCTTCAGCGGCTTGTCAGCAACGCCGTGTTCACCCAGGAACTAAATGCTTTTGGCGGGGTGCAGCCCTACACATGGGCGCTGGTGAATGGCGCTCTACCCGCTGGTATCACCCTGAATCCATCGTCCGGCACCCTGGCCGGGACAACGGCGGTTACCGTTTACGATCAGGACCTCACTTTACAAGTCACGGACGCACGCGGCGTGGCGGTTACAGCGGTGCTGCCGTTCGTCATTAATAACGCGCTGACGATCACTACACCGACGTTGCCGTTAATTCTAACCGGCTCCTTGTATCACTTTCAGATGCAGGCGGAAGGCGGCCAGGGTGCATACACCTGGGCTCTGGCTACGTCCTCCCCAGCGCTCCCTGGCGGGATCACACTCTCAGCTAGCGGTTTGTTGTCCGGCGCAACCAGCCTTTCCAGCTATACCGCGAACGTCATTTTGACTGTCACCGACACGGCGGCGAATACCGCTTCGCAAGCGTTCCAACTGAAAATCGGCTTGGCCAGCCAACTCTATATCGACACCGAAGGGATGGGCCCGCTCGTGCGGGGCTCCTCTTACAAAGGCATCCTTCAGGTGGAAGGGCCATCCGTTGCGCCTTATTCGTGGGCGGTAGCTGTCGGCACTCCGAATCCACTCCCTGCGGGACTCACGCTCAGCGGCGATCTATCGACCAATGGCGCGTCCGCTACCATCTCCGGCAATACCACGGCGACTCTCCTGAACTATCTGGTAGAAGTTCAGGTGATTGACGCCAACGGCAACATCGCCTTTGCTTTCATTTCCCTGAATACCTATTCGTCGCTGGCGATCACCACGGCCTCGCTGCCGCAAGCGACGGCAGGCGGAATCTATTCAACTCAACTGGCTTGCTCCGGGGTCAACCCAAGCTTCACCTGGACACTGGATGCTTCATCGCCCGCGCTTCCAGCGGGCCTGAGTATCACTTCACCGGGGCTGTTGCATGGCACGCCCGCCGCAGCCTCAGACGTGTTCTTAGTGTTCCGCGTGACGGATTCGCTGCGTGATTTTACGACAAAGCCGTTGGAGTTTGTCGCCAAGGTTTCAACGCTGGCGATTACTTCTACGACGCTTGCACAGTACACCGCTGGCTTGAATGGCGCGAACACCCTGCTAGCTACTGGAGGTGCACCCGCCTACGCTTGGTCAATTTCGCCGTCCTCGCCTAACCTCTTACCCACAGGCTTGACTTTGGATGCCGGAGCGGGCACCATCACAGGAGTCACTTTAGCGGCTGGATTTTCAAAGCCCATCACATTTCGCGTAACGGATTCCATCGGCGTCTACCGGGAGACAACTCTTACCTTATCGGTCATCACCGCCATTAAGCTCTACGCCGGACCTGATTGGGTGAATGGTACAAACTTTGGAGTTCTAGGCGTCATTCCTGTTGGCGGTAACACGGCGGGAATCGCGCCACGACCGAATTACAGCTTCCTGGTCGTGATGACGAATCTCCTATCGACCTCAATAAATCAGCTAGGCTTTGGGTTTCCTGGTTCTTTTGGCGTGAACGTCTTATCTTTAGCCGGAGGGACCGCTGTTGTCCAAATCACCGACCCTCCTGGTTCAGGTTTCGGTTCCGGCGCGATAGGCTCAAACTCGTTCACATTCAATGTGGGGGATAATGGTGTCAGTGCGTCGGCGGTATTCACCTGGATCGTCTACCCACAAGCGAATATTTCCTTAGTCACCGATTCGCTTCAAAGTCTTCCTACCTTTGCAGGCCAGCCCTACCTACCTTTGTGGGCGGGGATTCCAATATCTAACAACGGATACGTTAACACAGGACTGCCAACATCCACCGGCTGGCTGGACATCAGCAATGGAAGGGGTGCAGGCTTCAGCTTCCCGGCGCTGCCCAGCGGCGTTGCGCTCACAGCCAGCGATTATGCGGCGGCTACTGCATCCTCATTCACATTGTCTAGTGATAACGCGGTCGCCAATAGCCTTTTGAGCATCGTGCCCAACGGTAATGTTGGGTACCGTTTACAGTATAACGGCGGAGCCACGCCAGTCGATACCACCCCCACCACCGTTACGGTGACGAATAACGAGATTGCTTGGTGGAATCCGGCAATCGCCGCTGGTGATTTCTTTACTAATGGCAGTGGTGGTTCAACGACGACTCCACTTTCGATTCAGTGGCTGGTTTCTATTAACAGGGACTTTATGAACCTGACCAGTGCTTCGAGCGGCGGCGGAGCAGGTTATGAAGGTAACGGTCAAGCGGGAGAAACCTTTACCATCAACCTCCCCACCCCGCTGCCGCCATTGCAGTCAAAAACGATTGTGGTCACGGTCAACTTACAGGGCGGCCTTGGCACCGTCAACTCAATCGCGCAGATTTTAAATGGCAATGGGTTCTTGACGGGTTGGACGGTCAGCTTTACCACCCCCAAAGTCACTAGCTACACAACGACGAACGTTTCAATCACCGCGTCTGATACTTTAACTTGGCTTCAAAACGGAAGCATTGTAACGGAGGGCGTCACTTATCTGAATAGCGAAGTGATCGGCTGGGTAGGGTTCAACGGCCCCGCGATCAAACAGACACAGATGTCGTACAGCAACAACTGCTCTGCGCCTACATGTAATTCTTACATTGAACTAACCGCTGGCAACAACATCTACAACGGCGTCCACTGCTCCGAGTTCTACCAGATTTCAAGCGGGCCAAATAATAACCCGTATTCCGGTCAAGTCACTTACTCTTTCATCGCCGCGAACAACATTCTGGGGCCGCCTTGGGACTTATCCAACATTTCTTCCATCAACGCTTTCATGGCTTGCCAAACCTTTAGTGGTAACTACTATGGCGTTGCCATCGGCTTGAAGGATTGGCATGGCAACATCTGGTGTACGAAATTTCAGTCCGTGGGTATAGCTGGCGCGATTATTTCGAGCGGCCCGACTCCCCAAGACAGTACGTCTTCCTTCGACCCTACCCATGTGTCGGCAATTGTCTTTTTTCTCGAAGCGCTGAGTGGCGCTCAAGGGGCTACCTGGTGTATTGGAACGCCCAGCGCCACGTTCACCATCAATGCGGAGAGTTATAGCTAATATGGCAACTTTTGCACAAACCGGACCGCCCTTCAACTTCCTGGGCAACATGTCGGAGACACAAAGGAATGCCTTCTCCGCCTGGGTCGCTTCTCAGTCGCCCTCACTGCCGGACGTCCAGGTGTTCCACCAGATTCGCGCCCAGCAGTTGCGGAAGACGGGCGGCTTACTGGAGCACTTCCACGCGCAGGCAGCGGTGCCGCTAGCGCCTTCCTTCATCAAGGACACCTGGAAACCCACGATGAAAGGTCACTTCGCCTACGGCTACCGGAACGATCATCTGCCCGCCATGACGGTGTTCAACGTGAAAGAGTACTTCCGCCCGAAGCTGGTTCATATGGACGACGCCGTGTTTCACATGAATCATTTGCGGACGCAGGTGGAGCGGCATGAAGACTTGGCGCAGTACGCAAATGACGGCGTACAGAAAGTGCCGCTGCTGATGGACCGCTTGCAGACGATGTTCGGCCAGCCGGAGTACCAAGGATGTTTGGTGAAGGACATCACCGATCAATATTGCGGACAGGCCCGGTTCAGGACCAACCAATTCGACACGCCGACGCCGTGGGAGTTAGCTACACGAGGGTCGAACAGCCCGGTCAAGGCATGCCCAGTGAAGGCATAGGATGGAGAAGCATGAGTTATGATCTTTCCTCCATCGCTCAGACTTGCGACCATCTAATCTTGCTGGAGCGGTATCGCGTCAGCGTCAGCGACTTCCAGACGCTTCAGTTCTCATCGCCGCCCGCCGCGACGGTCAACATGCGCGCTCCGATCAATGGCGTTGCCATGCTGAAGCTGTTTATCAAGGGCGTGCAAGTGTCTCCGACCGACCCCAATTTCGGCTATTCGATTGTGCCTGATCCATCGCGCGTCCTGGCGGATTACGTCTTTTCCAAGATCATCTTCAACCAACCCGTGCGGCAGGTAGGCTCCTTGATTGAGGTGACCTATTTTACCCGCGAAGACTTCTGCCTGAAGTGCGGGGGAACGGGGCAGGTCATCGATTGGCAAACGTCGCAATCGGGCGGTTTACTCCATACTTTTGGCGACAAGAAACTCAGCCAGCAGGTATTCAAGTACATCTTGACGTCCATCAATCCGTTCAACCCTAACTTAACGTGCCCCATTCGCAGCTACGTGGGCAAGAAGTTCGGTTTGAGCATTACCGATCAGGACATCTCTTCCGCCGTGACGACCGCGTTGGCAACTTACCAGACAATCCAGGCGGCGCAAAAGACGGTACAAACGTTAAGCCCGCAGGAGATGATCAAGAATGTAACATCGGTGG